CACACATCCGGCCACACGGTGTAGGTGATGAGCGGGCCGTGGTCGCCGGCGCGGGTGATTGACTGGGTGCTCATGGGTAAATATCCGGCCGCAGGGCCTTGCGTGATACACCGGTTGCGGCCTCTACGGCAAGCGCGCGCAGCGGCGGCACGCGCCCGGCGAGCACCCATTGATGCACGGCCTGCGGCTTGACCTTAAGTTTACGGGCCAGCGCGGTCTGTCCGCCCGCCTGGGCGACCGCGTGGAGTAGCGCCGCCTCTGGCGGCTGGACTTTGGGTTTAGGCATAGCGCCGGGAGGGTAGCAAGTGCGCCTTGAACGGGCAAGGGCGGCGGCTGAAAAATATTTTCAAGAAAGGCTTGACACCCCTCCCGGCCTGTTGCAGTATGCATTCCACGGGCGGCGATGTTGCCGACCGGAAGCGACAGAAGGAGACAAAAATGAACGTGGTCATCACCGAGCAGCTCACCAAGACCTACGGCAACACCGGGCGCTACACCTTTGTCACCGGGGAGTGTGGCAAGCACAGCGCCACGGTCACGGTCGCGCCGAACTACATCAACATCCGCGTTTGCAACGCCGCCCACCGCGCCTGGAAGGGCATGGGCAAGACCTTCGCCACGGTCGAGCAGGCGCTCGCCAATTACCGCACCGCAGAGATCCGCGCCATCATCCAGGCCGCGCGCGACGCCGCCACGACCGCCGCGCAGGTGGCCGCATGACTCCCTTTGAGACCGCCTTCTGCGCAGCCGTCGGGCTTCTGGCGCTGATTTTCTTCGGCGTCTTGGCGCTCTTCATGTACGCGCGCCCCGCGCCGTGGCCGTGCCTACGCGACCGCCGCGAGCGGCTGCCGCACCCGACCATCCGCGCGCGCGTCGTGCAGCCGGGCAAGTATTCGCGGTGGTTCGTATGAGCGCCCCGGTCGATAACTTCTACAAGAGCCTTGAGCGGACGATGGGTCTGCGCGTGGACGCCGCGAGCGTCACCGCCCCGACCCGCGCGCGACTCTGCGGCGTCAGCGTCGGCGAGTTGGCGCAGGCGCTGCGGTTCTCTGGGCTGTCCATTTTTACGGGCCACGACGGCGTGGTCGAGATCCGAAGAGTCGATTCAACAACCCAAGAAGGAGAGAAGCGATGAGTCTGTTTGTTAGCGCCGCCTCTGGCGGCAGTTTCGAGCCCCGCAAGCCCATCGAGGCGGGTGCGTATGCGGCCGTGTGCGACATGGTGGTGGACCTTGGCGTCCAGCCGTCACCCGGCGGCCAGTTTGCGCCAAAAAGGACCGTGGTGCTGCGGTTCCAGATCCCGGAGATCCGGGTCGAGATCACGAAGGACGGCGAGACGAAGAGCCTGCCGGCGGTCATCAGCCGCACGGTGGGCCTGAGCCTCAACGAGAAGAGCACGCTCTACGCGCTGCTGACCTCGTGGCGCGGCCGGGCCTTCACGCCGGAGGAGCTCAAGAAGTTCGACCTCTCGAAGATCTGCGGCAAGCCGGCGTTCATCAACATCACGCACAGCGTGAAGGGCGACCGTACCTACGCCAACTTGACCAGCATCATGCCGCTGCCGAAGGCGATCCCGGCTCCGGTGATGGAGGGCGAGGCGCTGGTGTACTCGACCGACGAGCCGAACGGCGCACTCTTCGACAAGCTCCCGGGGTGGATGCAGGAGAAGATCCAGAATCGCATCGTGGACGCGCCGAAGGCGCCCCCGAAGCCTGCCGCCGCGCCTGCGGCGCTGGCGTCGGACTTCGCCGACGACGACCTGGCGTTCTGACCATGCCCACGCCACGACAAGGCTATAAGGCAAGCGACGGGAAGAAGATCCCGAGCGTTACCACGGTCCTCAAGATCAAGGACCCGGGCGCGCTCATCAACTGGGCGTATAAGCAGGGCCGCGAGCACGGGCTGCTGGAGGGGCAGGGCAAGGACGCACCGGGCGGTCTGTACGAGGGGAACGACATCCTCGCCATCGGGACGTGCGTGCACGCCATGTGCGAGGCCTGGGTAAAGGGCGGGTCTCCGATGGAGGTGCTCGAGAAGAGCATCGCCGCCGAGACCGTCACCGACCCGGTGTCGTTCCGCGCGCGCGCATCGTCGGCGTACTCGGCCTTCGAGTTCTGGTGCAAGGGCACGCAGCTCGAGATCATCGACTGCGAGGTCAAGGTGATATCTGAGGCGCACCGGTACGGTGGCACCCTGGACTTCATCGGCCGCCTCGACGGCAAGCTCGTGCTCGGGGACTTCAAGACCTCGAACAGCGTGTGGCCGGAGATGCTGTGTCAGTTGGCGGCGTATGCCAAGGCCTATACGGAGACCACCGGGAACGAGATCGACGGCGGTTATCACCTTTTGCGGTTCAGCAAGGAAAACGGTGACTTCGGCCACCACTACTACCCTAGCCTGGACGATGACGCCTGGCCGGCGTTCCTGCACCTGCGGGCGCTGCACGACTTGAACGAGAAGCTGAAGAAGCGCGCGGCGTAATCATCCACCCTCGAGTCTGGCGATAACCACTTCGGAGCCCGGCCCCGTCCAGACAGCCGGTACCCTACTATGACGCTACACACACACGCCGGCCCGCTGCCCACGCACCAGTATGTCTGGGTCGAGCCAAACGCGATCGGCGACCACGGCTGGCTGCGGGCGGTCTGGTTTGGGCTCACGAGCTTCCCCGGGCGCGCCTTCGGCTGCCATGTCTTGCTGGAGTGCGGCGCGGTCTACCGCAACGTGCCGCTCCACCAGCTCGCGTCTAGCAATGATGTCGACGAGCCGTGGACGCCGGCGCAGGCCGCAACCTGGGACTGCTACGGGTACCAGTTCTCTACCATCGAATACCCGTTCTTGCAGAGCATGAACTGCCGCGTGCGATTGCAGGACAAGTCGGAGCGCCGCGGGATGTACCTCTTCACCTTGGCCCCGGTCGGCGACGCATTCAGCGCCTCGCCGGCGCAGTCGAAGGAGTTCTACTTCCTGCAGCTCGAGAACGGCCGGTACACGGCGCAGCCGACTAACCATTTGCTTATCGAGGATCGCTCTTTCACGACTGCGCTGGAGTGGCCGAAGTTTCTGCGCCGGCAGACCGACTGGCATAGCGCGGAGGATTCAGAGTGACCATCGAACTCGACGACTGGGACAGGGAATGGCTCGCGCGCGCGCACTCGGAATCAGAGTACCGGGCGAAGTGCAAGGAGCTGATGGAGAGGTGCGCCGAATACGCCGCCGAGCTTGAGCGGCTGCGCGGGCAGCGTGCCGGCTGCGGCTATCCCGACTGCATGGTGGATGGCCGCTGCGCCCGGATGTGGGCGGGCGAGTGTTCTGGACCGAAGAAGGAGACGACGATATGAGCCACCTAGAACTACTGACCGAAGTCCGCGACGCACTGCGCCGCATGGACCCTGCGTGGTGCACGCTCGCCGGCAAGGCGCAGCTCTCCGATCAGGAGTTTGACGAGATCCTCGGGCGCCTCGAGGATGCAGTGGAGGATGGTGATGGAACGACCGCCTGACTTCGACGCCCTCTTTCGGCTGCTGCGCGACGCGATCATCGCGGCGATCGGCATCCTGCTGTTCTGCGCGCTTTTCGTGGAGGTGATGACATGAGCGACCCCATTAACCCGGCCCACTACAGGGCCGGCGAGATCGAGTGCATCGACGCCATCGAGGCGCAGCTCTCGCCGACGGAGTTTCGCGGGTACCTGCGCGGCCAGGTGGCGAAGTACAACTGGCGACTGGGGCTGAAGGATTCCGTGGAGCAGGACGCCAAGAAGATGCTCTGGTACTCCTCGATGCTCGCCGGCGTGGACCCGAGGGAGCGCTAGACCGCCTCGCCCCGGAAGTAGACTGCACCGGCCTCGAAGACCGCGAGCTCGGGCTGCAAGAGCCGCCCGTCGCGGAAGGTGAGCACCGCGAATCCGCTCGCCCAGTTGTGCGGCGCGGCCTCGGTGTAGTTGAACTGCGGCCCGTTGATCTCGGCGAGCGTCCCGGTGTCGACGCCGTAGCGCCTGCCGCGGTAGTCGGCCCATGCGGTGCAACCGAGCTTGTGCAGGTGGCCGTGGACATAGTGGGTGCCGGACTTGAGGACGCTGTTGTACGCCGAATGGATGCCGCCGTTGAGCGGGCGATGCCGGATGACGGTCCAGCCTTCGGTTTCGGCGTTGACGTGCAGCGCCCACCCTGCCCGCCATCGGGGCAGGTAGTCGAGCAGCGTCGAGCCCGGCAGTCCCTCCGCTTCGGGCGTGTTCGCTGACCAGTAGTTCTCGAACCGTGCATCATGGTTGCCGATTGTGCGCACCAGTCGCGCCCGGCCTGCGGCTCGCTCGATCTCGGCGCACCTATCCTGCACGGCGTGGAGTTCGTCTTTCAAGGTGGGCTGTTTTTCCCACATGATGCGGGCGTGTCTCGAGATGCGAGCGCCGTCCAAGATGTCGCCGTTCAAGCACACGATGTCCGGCTTGAGCGCCTTGATTGCTCGCAACATGGCTTCGTGAGCCGGACTGACCATACCCGGCCAGTAGTGGCAGTCACTCGCCACGATGACGGTACCGTTCCTGACCGTCTCGGTCATGTCGCGCTCGTACTGCTCTGCTCGAGCAGCCGCAGTCGCATCGAGCGCCTTGGCCTTGTCAATCGTCGGCCCCTTCGTCGGGCGGCTGCTGGACGATGGCATGGCGATGCCGTGCTTCTTCTCGATGGTGCGCCGTCGGAAGTACACCTGCCGGATGTCTATCTTTAGCGCGTCAGCGACCTTACGCGCACTTCCAAAGCGCTTCCAAGCCTCGATGATCTGTTCGTCATCCACATATTTCGGCACAGATCACCTTGGGTTGCAGTCGAAAGTGGTCAGCGACTGGTGCAGTAGGCTCGCCAAGTTGTCCACGAATACCTCGTCGTCGTTTAGCGGGTGGTTCATTTCGCACAGCAGGGCGTGCGTCCACTCGTGGCAGAAGGCCTGCTGGAGCTCGGTGTCGCCCAGATCGCCGCGCAGGTCGATGCGGTGACGGGTCGGGTCGTACATCCCAACCGTGTCCATCGAGTGAGGCCACCGGGTGCGCGGGATGATCCGCACCGTGACCTCGTGGCCGTGCAGCTGGAACCGACGCGGGATCTGCAGCCGGGCGTGGCGGTCAGTCTTCCGACGAGAGGAGGCCTGCTGCTGGGGCATAGGTTGCGATCCCTCGGGTGCCACGCGACATCATTGCACGCCTGGCGAGCGGCGACTGTATACCACGCATCAGGTACTGTTGGATAGCCGGGCTCTGGTAGAGGCGGGCTCCTCTCCTTGCGCCGAGGGCCCCTAACCCAAACAGGGCAGCGGTCTGCATCATTTCCTCTGTCGATCTTTCGTTTTCGCCGCTGGCTATTCCGTGCACGATGCCGGGAGCCGCCAAAGCAGCGGTGCCCATGGTTTGTATCGCCGCGCGCGGGGCGGTGCCGGACTGCGGGAGGGTCTCGGCCATCGTCCTCATATCACGCGCGAGGCGCGCCATGTCTGCGTCGCCGCGACCGTAGAGCGCCGCGCCGCGCTGCCGCGCGGTGCCTGTGGAGGAGGCGAGCGCCGCCGGCGAGATGTTGCCGGTCGATTTTGCCTCCACCGCCGGCTCCAAGAGCTTAAGGTTCCGGTACTGCTTGCGGGCCTGCTTGATGGCGGCGGCGGCGTCCGGGCCGGCGCTGCGCTCGAGGGCGGAGTCGATGGTCTCGCGGAGCTGCCGCGACACGCCGGCGAGCGCGGGGTTGCGGCCCATGTCGGCGGCGATGGTGCGGATGCGCTGGTAGGCATCGCCAGAGATTCGGTCGTCGTCGCCCACTTTGGAGAGGATGTTGTTGAGCTGGTTGCGCAGCGGCACGATTTGCGCGGGCTCAAGCGTCATGCTCGCGGCCTCCTCGAGCGCCGCAAGCTCCGACACCATCCGGTCGTCGACCTTGATGCGGTTGTTCTTGGCGATGCCGTCCATGACGGCGCCGATCCGATCGTCGGCGCGCGCCAACACCTCGGGCAGCGCCGCCTCGCCCTGCTCGCCGATGAGTCGCAGGGCGGCCGTGTTGAAGGCGCTCTGGGTCTTCTCGGCGCCCTTCTTCATCACGCTGGCCGAGATGGGGTTGTCGGTGAAGAAGCGTCGAACGGCGCGCAGGTTCTCGGAGCCCATGCGCCCGGCGATGTCCACCGGCACGCCGGCCTGCTCCAATCGCTGCGCGGCGCGCGTGACCTGCGGCGTGGTGGTGCTGGTCACGGGCTGCGCGATGCGCGAGATGCCGCGCCCGACGGCCTGTCCAACGGTGCCGCCCAGGGCGCCCATGATTGCGCCCGCGGCCCGGCTTTCCTCCTCGGCCACCGGCTGCGCAGCACCCAGCAGTCCGCCGCCTGTGGCAGCGGCTCGGAAGGTCGTCGGAGCGGTAAGCGCGCGCGCGCCTGTGCCGACCATGCCGGGAACACGCGCGAGCGCCGCGCCTGGCACCAGAAGCGATCCGATGGAGCCGGCGATGTAGCCAGCCTTTCCGGCTCCGCTTTCCATAAACGGCGCGTTCTCGGCGCGCCGACGCTCTTCCTCTTGGCGCAGCCGCTGCACGGTCGAGGGCTCTACGAGCCCGACGGCGCTGCCGGCCTCCGCGCCAACCTGCTGCAAGCCGTAGCCGATGTCCTTTACGGACTGGAGCGCGCCGCGGCCAAAGGCCTCAAGGCCGCCCATTTCTGGGGCAGCAGGAGCCGCTGGTGGCTTTTTGTTTTGCCCAACCCAAAAGTTTTCGTCGGACACATAGCGATTGATTTCTTCTTCAATCTGCTGTGGCGACATGGAGTCTGGGAAAGAGATGTTCCCGAGGCCTTCGACGTATACGGTAGGCATGGCTTTTTCCTTACTTCTTGACGGGCACGAGGCGCCCGTTCTGGAACACAAAATCCGCCTGCGGGGCAGAGACGGGTGGCGCGGCGGCCGGGGTGGCCGCCGCCGGGGTTGAGGGAGGCAAGTAGTAAGTGCCGCTCAGCATGGCGTTCACATCTTCCTCATTAGCGGCCATCTTGGCGCGCGCCATGTCGATGGCGCGCCTCAAGAGACGCTCTCGAACGGGACGCGGGAGCGACGCCGAACCCTGCAACTCAAGCAGGATTTTTCGCTCGCCTTCGGTCGGCGCCGCGCCGAAGGTAGTTTTGAGCTGCGGGAGCACCTGCTGTTTGAGGATGAGGTCGAACTCGATGGTGGCCTCTGCGTCGGCCTGCGAACCGGGAAGCGCGGAACTTGCCGCTGCTCTTGCGGCGGCCCCAACACCTTCGTAAGCCTGCGGACTCAACTCTAGGGCGAGCTCGAGTCCAGAAATGCTGTCCGAAGATGCCTGGATGACGCCGCGCATTTCTCTGATAGCCTTTCGCTCATCCGCGCTCAATTTTACAGCAGGGGGAGCGCCGGGCACGCCTGCGCCACCGCCTCCCTCCGCCCCCGGCGCACCACCACCCGCCCCCATCCGCGGCGGCTCGCGCAGGATCTTGAGCTCGCCGCCTGGATCGCGCTGCACCAGCGTCCCGCGCGGCAGGCCAAGGCGTGCCACCTCCTGCGGGGTCAGCGTCTGGACCTGCGCCTCGGGCGGCCTCGTAAACCTGCCCGTCAGGGGATCGTAGACAGACCCGCCAACCGTGCGCCCGAGGGCGCCCTCCTTGGCAAACTCGGCAAGGCCGGGCGACATCTGGGCCACGTCTCGGCCAGCCGGGGTGCCGTAGAGCATCCCAAGCGCCTGGCGCGCCCCTGCCGAGGTCGGCACTCGGCGCGCGGCAAGCGGGGCCGCCTCGCCGCCGGCACCCGGAAGCGCCTCGATTGTCGTGCCGGTGAGGCCACCGAATATGCGGGATGTAATGTCTGGCATCCTGGCCTCTGCCGCCGCGGTGCGGCGCGCGTCGTCTGCGGCCTTACGCTCTGCGGCGCGGCTGGCGCGGGTAAGCGCGAGCGCCTCGCTGCCCGCCTCGGGCGAGCCCATGCCGCGGGCGATGATGCCGAGCACGGACAGGTTCGCCCGGCGGCGCTCCTCGGG